ATCTTTCTCTAGCTTTGTATCTAACGTTACCAGTATCGAAATCACCTTCCATTGAAGTTGTCAATGGAGTTCTTTCAAAGTGTTTCATACCATTTGGAACGTCCGTATTAATGTACCATGAATCAGAATCAGTTAAGAAATGGTTCACTCTGTATCCTTGAGGAATCATTCCCATTGAATTGACTGCATTGATATCATTATCAGCAGTACCAGTTCTACCTTGAGATTTTAATAATCTCTCAGCATTGAATTGGTTTGCAGAAGGAACGATTAGTTTCACTCCTTTTGCTGCTATTCTTAAACCTCTTTCATCAGTCATTGCAGCGATATCTATCAATGATTGTTCTAATGAAGTTTCGTTTAAGTCCGCTTGAGTCGTTAAAGTGTTTGAAACTGCTGTTCCACTAAGTGTTGTGTGATTAGTAGAAAACAGAGAAACTGCATCACCTGATTTGAATGTAGCTACCGAAGGTAGACCATTATTCAAAGGTACTGCTGCTTTAACTTGTCTAGCGTTAGACATAGATCTTGCTAGTGCTTTTGTGTATCTAGAAGCCAATCTATCGTAGAGATTATCTTCGATAGCTTCTTCTGTGATAGCGAAAGCTAGCGCAATCGTTTCCATAGTGTAACGAGCAGTATAAGTTTCTTGCGCTTCATCGTATGAGACGCCTTGACCTTCTGCTTTTACATCAGCGTTAGCGAATCCTGATAACATTACTTCCTCTTCGAAAGCTCTGTCACTAGACTCGGTTACGTATATTTCGGCAGACTCATTGTCATACCGTTTGTACTCCAGACCGAATAGTGCATTAAGGCCTGGTTCTAGTTCTTTGACTAGCTGTGCTCTTGATATTGCCATATGATGCTCCTATAATCCTGTTGCCAGTTGACCAGTAAGGTATAAATGTAAATTTACCTTAACGATCACCGAACAATATGCGGCGGTCTGATCCTCGTTTTCAGGGTCCTCTGCCACTCTAACCATTCTCAATTGCTTAGCAGTTGTTGCTGCACTTGAAATGTCTAAAGTCACACTTGATTTACCAGTCGTAGTACTACCAGCAACGGTACTTGTTGCATAAGTTAATCCAACTTTGGATTGTCTTAATGCTAAAGTTCCTCCTAGTGTAGCATTCGTGGCGATCATGAACTCCTGAATAGGACTGTCATTAACAAACACTGTAACGTCTTCACTATTTGCGGGAGTTGTAGCTGCAGGGTAGTAATTCGACCATGTAGGTTTTAAAGTTGATGCAGCATTATAAAATACTCCGTTCAACGTTCCTGTCATGATTGTACCAGCTCCAGCTGTAATCATATATCCACCAGTTGAGGAAGAAATATCTGTTTCTATTTGCCATGTTATTGCTCCTTAAGTCTATAGTTTCCTATAGACAGGTTAATTTAAATCGATGATAGGGAATTGGTTGTTATCCCGAGAAATAAAACTTACTTCTTTGTACCACCGAAGGTTACGCGAGATTGCCTTTCGACATCGATCGGCATACTCTTATGTTGTTCCTTAAGCAAGTCGGTTTCTATGGCTTCGTCTTGACCTTCAGAAAGTTTCTTCTGATAATCAACACGTTGCTGCGCGAGTTCTTCAGGTATCCTAGCCAACAATAGGCCTCCTACTCCAATGACTCCAGCGTATTTTCCGTCGGCAACTACAGGATAATCAGATTTAGAATATTCATCAGCTCTCACTAACTCATATCCTTCTCTAAGACGACCATAAATGTTCTTGGCGTCTTGGAATCCCATGGATTCCGCTCTTATCCATCTGTGCCTAAAACCGTCAGGCGCTGGTGGTGCATCCAGAGAGGATGGTGGCTTGTACACTTTTGGTCTTTCAGTTTTTGACCGTGCCTCAGCCGCACGAGAGGTTGTTTTATCTTTTTCCATATGCTTATGCTCCTTCCGTGAGTTTTAGTTCTTTTGCATACTCTTCGAGTGGCACACCTAATTTTTTAGCTATTGCTACTTGAGACGATGTGAGTCTCATTGTTTTGCGACCAGTTTTTGCACTTCTATTCGCAGAAGCCACCGACTGAACGGGTCTGGACGTTTGTATACTCCCACTACTATCAAATTTATGAGGGAAGTCAACTTTTATTCTTTTGTTTATTTCCTCATAGTAATCATCTGATTTAGGATCAAAACCTTCTTTTTCAACCAGATCGTTGTGAATCTCGAACGCTGTAAACGTCATAGCTCGATCAGTACCGAACCATCTGTTTTTAGCAGCCCAATCTTCCGCCATTGGATCCGCCTGAGGTAATGATTGTGGAATGTGTCTTGGTAAGTTTCCACCGTCAGAAAGCTGAACAGGTTTCTCTTCCTGTACAGGTCTTCGTTGTTTTAATTTAGCATTATCAAACGCAAGCTCTGCTATACGTTTGTTTGCTTCGACTTGAGCACCTGCGTCTCCAGCTTCAATGGCTTGGGCCAATTGTTTTTGGGCCATGTCCATTCCGCTTTTAACGCTTTCCTCAAATCTTTTAGTATAATCAGCATCGACTTTTTGAAATCTATCCTGATCAACTCTTCTTTTAGATTCTACAGCTGAAGCATATTCTATAGCAGCCGCCTCTCTTCGTTCCGCTTCTCTCATCTTATGAGTAAGTTTAGCAATACGAGATTGAACAGTTTTGCTATATTCCTTTAACTTAGTATCTTCTTCTTTTACTGGTTCCTCTTTTACTGGTTCCTCTTTTACTGGTTCCTGTTCCGGGGTCCCTGTTTCTTCTTTCGTTTCTACAACCGCTTCTTCTTTTGGTTCTTCTACAGTTACATCGACCTCTGGGCCGGATGTATCTACATCAACCATTTTTTCGCTCGGTTTCTTCTTTTCTTCTGGCATAGTTTTTCTCCTTCTATGTTAGTATTTATGCAAGATATCCTCTGGATTCTTGACTGTTGCTAAAATTTCGTCTTCATTAAGAAGACGAACTTCCCCACCTTCAATTTCAATACGGGAGCCAGCGTAACGCGCAAAGACTACCCAATCATTGACCTTGCACCATGGACCGTCTGGATACCTCAATGGATCCTTATAACAATGGGGTCCCATCGCCAATACGTTGCCGCATTGCGATCCCACTTGTTGACGTTCAATGGTTTCATGTCCTAATAAAACTCCCCCTTTAGTTTTTTCATTTATTTTAAATGGTAAAACTAAAATTCTCCAACCTGTAGGTTGAGGAAGTTTTTCTTTTTCTTTAGTGACTTCTTTTTGTGATTCTGTTCTTTTTAATCCAACTAATTCCTTATCAGGAAGATGGATTTTTTGGCTTGCTGCCGTTGATGTTGATGACTGTGCCTTTTCGCTCATTTTGCTCCTTACCGTCTAGCAGGTTAGAGATTTCCTGTTTCACTGATTCCAGTGCGTTTATTTGTCCGATAGTATACTTGTATGTTTCCATACTGTCAACCCCTCCGGACGTTACCGAGATTGCCAATTGTTTTATTCTAGTATCTAAAGCCCGCTGTATTTTATAAACTATGTTTTCTAAATCAGCCATTTACTCCCACTAATTTTAAACATTCAGGGCAATTCTTTTTAAATCTTAAATGAGATGTGCAGTGATTAACTATTTCTTCTAAGACTAAGGATTCTTCTTTGGTACTGAATAAACCTTTTATCCAGTTTATAAACTGTGTGATCATTATTTTTTACTGATACCCCAACCTTTTATAGCTATTCCTACGCCTTTAGGACGTGGGCTTCCTGGATGGCCCGGTGTATGAGGACCATATGGTCTTGGTCTTGATCCATGTGCAAGACCAATTCTTCCGCCTGCGGCTTTACCTTTAGCTTTAGGATGTTTTCCTGTACTCTCAAAGTATGTTTCGATACCAGGGCTTCCCTGTTTTTTTAAACGTTTTACTACTTTATCAATATTGATTTTAGTTCCATGCTTATCTATGTCTTTTCCTGTTTTAATAAACTTTAAAAATCTCTTAGTTATTTTTGGAATTATTTTAACAGCACCACCTATAGCTTTTTTAGCACGACGTTTAGTAGCATGCAATGGAGTCATTATTCTATCTTTTACATAAGGTGATCTTGGGTCGATAGGTTTTGGTTTTCCTGGTTTACGTCTAGGATCTGGTACTCTTGGTGCAGGTTTAGGTAGGTTCCATTCTGGTAGTTTTCTTTGCCAGTCTGGTTGTGGTTTCCATGGTCGTCTTTTTGGTCTTGGTCCTCCTATAGGCCCTAATCCTTTGGGTCTTGGCCCACCTTTAGGACCTCCTTTATATTTAGGTTTTCCTATACCTTTCGGACCTTTAGTTTTACCTTGATTCACATGTTCAATTCTCCCATAACTCTGCTTTTCTCAGCTCTTCTGTTAGGATTCATTCTTTCAGAATCGAGACGACCCATTTCTTCTAATAAATTTGTTCTTCCACCGAATTGCTTACCGGTTCTTGTAAATGGTTTAAGTTTTTTATATTTATCTGTAACCGCTAACCTTTTTCTACGAGGTTGTTGCGGACCATGTTTCTCCATGTATTCTTTTTGACGTTTTTTTCGGAAATCAGTCTTAACTTTTCGATGTCCTTCTTTTTCTTTTTCTATTATTCTTAGTGGCATTATCCTTTTCCTTTTCTTGCTCTCCCCATTTTCTTGAATGTTCTTGCTAACGCTTTTCTACGCGGAGTGCAAGTCTTTTTTGTCATGGGTGTGCAGAAACCTTTATGTTTAGGGTTTACTGCTTTTTGAATCCAGTTCTTATTAGAACCTTTTTTAAGGCCAATTCTTCCACCGTCAGCTCTTTTTTGAGTGTGTCGAGGGCTTGGTTTAACTTTGTGAGGTCCTTGTTCATATTTAGGAACTAGTTTTGAACGATTGTATTCAATATCTTTAGTAAGTTTTGGAAATTCCTTTTCGTGTTTCGTTAAAGCTTTTCTATATTTACTTGTCTGAGGATAACCAGAAAAATCGAAGTCTGTTTCACCACCCTTGCTTTTGGCCTTGGCTCTAAATATCTCGGATGCTGCTGCCTGTCGTTTAGTTACTCCTTTACCTCTTCCTAATCCTATTCTTCCACCATGACGGTAGTCTGCAATTTTACTTCTGCCTTTAATTTCTATTCCTGGCATTATTTTTTACTTTTTAGTTTTATAGTTGGTTTAACAGATTTAATTACAGGATAGTCTAAACCCAGTGGTGATAAATTTTTAGTTTTTTTACGAACCGCTTTAAGTGCTCTACCGAATCCTCTAAGCGCTGCTCCTACTACACCTGCCATAATTCCTACTTATTAATTTTTTGGTCTGGACGTTTGCCCCATTTTCCATAAGACTCATCTCTACGTGCTTTCATAGATTGTTTCTTAGTAGATTCTTTTCCAGTTCTCATACCTAAAGATTCATCTTCTCTAGCTTTATAGCCCTGCTTTTTCTTACTGCCAGCTTTGTACGGGAATCTAGATTTATAGGGTCTTGTTCCAAAATCGTTTCTCATAGTTTTCTCCTTATATATTTATATTGTTTTTATTATTTTTTGTCTACCTTATTATTTCTAAAAATCTGTGTTCCCTTAATACCGAATATGCTCGCGCATACTAAAATCCACAAATTTGTGAACCACGAGGGAAGCGCTTTAAAATGCTCGAAGAAGAGATTTATGCGAGCACGATTATGGGCAGTGTGAGAATCGCAAGGACGATCTCGTCCTTGTAATCGTTTTGCCGGGCTTCTAAAAGCTTGCCCTGGTAAGTTTCCTCCCCACGGGCCATCTTGGAAGCGTGCATGTATTGTGCATCCGCCATAGCCATCTTTGTCTCTTGACGCTTTTTGTAAATATGCGTACCTGCGTTTAAAGCAAGTTTAATTGCACTGAACCACATATTAGAACCAAGTTGCTGTTTGTTTTCTAGCTGCTCCAGTACCTTTTACAGTTACTTTATCACCAGTTGGAATTCTAGCTGATGATCCTCTAATGCTTCCTTTAGCTCTTGGATCTCTTACTAAATTCTGCGAAGGAATTTTAATCGTTACAGATTTTCTGTAAGGTGCTTCTTTTTTTGCCATATTTTTCTCCTATGTTTTTATATACTAACTACGTGGACCTTTCAAGGTTTTCACGTCTCTAGCCTTCATTTTATCTGAAGTCAGTTTAACATCAGCAGATATCAACGATTTTTCAATTGATGTATCTGCTCTTAAATGAGCTAATTCTTCATTTTGTTCTAATTTTTCTTCAGCAATTTGCTGACCTTTTAAAAATTTAGTTTTTTCTTCCTTCATAAACTCTTCAGTCATATCTGCAATCAATACCGCTTTTCTAGCTTCTATCTTTTGAGAGATTTGTTGAAACTGTTGTTGCATTTGAGGGTTGTTAACTGCTTGTTGTTGCATTTGTGGTAACATTTGCATTTCTTCTTTGAATTCTAATTGAACCTGTTCCTGAGCCATCAGAGAAATGTGTTCTAATACATTTTTCTCTAGTGACGCGGTTATACTTGGATTATTTCTAACAAAGTTAGTAGCCATAAAAAATAAGTGAGCAGTTACGTGAGCTCTATGATCTTGACCAGGAAACGCTTGAAAAGGTTTCTGTCCTAAAGCATCAATATGCTCGATTGCTGGATCTTTGGGTTGATTCGGTGGTGGAGGGGGTAATATTCTATCAATATCCTTAATACCCAATGCTTCATACATTTTTCTATAACACATGTATAAATTGTGCATTTGAGGATTGGACTGAGCTAATTGTAATTCTGTTTGAGCAATTGAAATTCTTTGAGACATTGAAAATATATTCGGATCAGCAACAGGTAGAATATCTACTCTGTCATCAAAATCAGTTTGTTTAATATTTCTTTGTCCACCTACAACATCATATGGATATTCGGGCGGTAAGTATGAGGAGAATATTTTCGATAATAATTTGAATTCTTTTTTTAATGAAACATACAGCCTTTTATGTATTGCTGACATTACCCTTGAGCCACGCTCTAATAGGGCTACGGTCGTCCCAACAGCTGCTGATTGGTTCCCGTCACCGACCTGCATGTCAGCAATGGACGCGAATCTTTGTCCTGCTTGAACGACAATTCCCATCAATTGCAATAAAGTTTGAGATGGCTCTTTGTATGGTAAAAATACAAAGGCATCTTTTAAATTTCCTCCTGGTGTATCTACATCTTTAAATTCACCTGGTTGTATATTGGCAGCATCATCTTTTACTCTGACACCTCTTTGTTTAAATCCTGCCGGTAAGTTAGATAATGTACCCGCGTCTAACAATTGACGGAGAGCCGCCGTTGCCGTACGGCTCAAACCGCCAATCATATGAATGAGTCCAAAGCCATAAAATCCTAGTCCTGGCAGAAATTTGAAGTGGACGAAATATTGGATTTTATTTTTCAATGGATCATTGGGCGCGAAGTTCCTTTTGATTGAAAGAACTTTCATACTACCTTCCTCGATTGTTACGACGTAAGGTAATTTTATTCCTGTTGGTTCTCCATCTTGGCCAACATCTTCGAAACCTTCTATATCAAGGTTAATGTGGAATTCTAATATTGTATATAAAGGTTCAACTCGTTGAGATTTAGTAGTCCCTTCAAGTTCTCTTTCTTTTTGATCTAATTTATTTGTAATAGTCTCCTGTGGTTTACTTAATTCTATATCAGAATAAAATCCTGAAACTTGTTGTTTACGTAAGTCGTTTTCTGAAATCCTTAGAACATGCACTACTGCAGTTGCATCTTCCAAAGATGTTGCCGTATAAGGCACCACCAAATCATCTGCAGGAACAAATTTTGAAACTGCTCTTCCTAAAAGTTCATCGTAATAAACCTTCTTAAAAGTAGATCCTGACAAGGGTAAATAAAATAACATCTGATCAAATTCAGCTTCGTATTCCGTCATTTTATCCATCAGTTGATAGTTCATGAAATCTTTAACACGCTGAGATTGTTGCTCTTTCATAGGATTACTCACTCCCATGACTTGAGTTCTTACTGGTCCGTCAGACGGAAGTAATTCTTTATAAGCGAGCGCTTGAAACTGCGTAACCGCTTCCGCAAGTACCGGGTGAGTCGCCCCACTAGCTCCTTGAAAAGGTTCGGTTCGGTTTTCATACTTAAATCCTAGCAGATCCAAACCTACAATGTAAGATCTTTCCCAATCCGAACGCGACGCTTTGTATTCTCTGTAGTCTGCTTGTAATTGATTTGCGATTGGATCTAAAACATCATCGGGTAATAATTCTGCAAGATTTGCAAAGTGATCGCCTTGTTCAGGCATTGGCACTGCATTTGGATCAAAATCAATTGTTGCGCCACCATCTTCTTCTTCGGTAACTTCAACTGGTTTTTTTCCTAACTCCTCTGCAACATCAGCTTCATCTATAACTTGTTCTTCAACAAGTTCATCAGGTAGTTTAACGTTAGGGAGTCCTTTATCTATATCTGCCATTTATACTCCTATATGTTTCTAACACGATTTAACATTGAAGGCAACCCATAAGGGGTTGGTCCTGATTCTGGTGGAATGGCATTAGGTCTTCTAATATCCGCTATTCCGCCGCCTGCATAATATTTCTCATAATAAGGTTCCATTTGTGCCTGAGTCATAGTATTACCTGTAACAGGATGATAGTACTGTTCCTGGATATTTAAATCTTTAGCTCTTTGATCTATTTCTTCTTCACTCATATCATAAAGCTTTGCTCTTTCAGAAGTAGGTTCCCACACATCTCCTAAAACACCTGGCAGCTTTCTTAAAGTATTAGGGATAGCTTTTGTTATTGCATTTTGAAGGAAGTTTTGCGGAAGGAAACTTTGTGGAACATAATCTTTCCAATCAGTAATAACCTGCCACAATGGACTGCCAATTGGACCCATTTCAGGATTAACTTTTGTTTTTTTCTTTTCCCAATTTTTATTATATTCTTTTCTTGCAATATAGCCCACTGTGTTTTCATAATTTCTAGCTAGATCTTGAGCATTGTCTTGTGACCAGAATGTGTTTTGTTTATTTTCCAATTCTTTTTCAAGTCTAGCAACTACGTCTTTTCTCCATTTTATTTCCTCTTCTGGAAAGTGTGTTTTGGGATCAGTTTGGTTATAAGCAATCATTTCTTCTAAAATTTGTTTTTCACCAGCCATCATTTTTTCTAAATCTAGCATGCTTTTAATTTCATTTAAGTTTTCTGGATTATGTCCTAATTCTTTTCCAGCAGTTTCAAAATCCTCCCACTGTGCTCGTTTTCCACCTTCATACATTCCTAACGTTGCATTCGATAAAGCCGTTTGAAAAGCAGTATTAGCATCCATGGTATCTAAATTGTTTATAAAATCTAAACCAATAAATCCTGCTTCCCACGGTCCTCCAACTTTTCTAAATCCTCTCCATCCTTTTTTAAAAGCTTTACCAACGCTACTGAGTTGAACGCCACTTCCTTTTGGTCTAATAGTTTCGGCAAATGATGGTTTAAAAACATCAAAATTAGATTTTAATCGTGGAGATAAATTTGTCTTAGAATTCCAAGCGACTTTTTCTGCCGTAGAACCATAAGTTTTATCCCCTACTTGTAATTTTAATCCATAATCATCTAATATTTTCACAATAGCTTTCACATTCTTTCCGTCAGGATTTGCAGCTATGTATTTTTTTGCATTAGGTAAAAAAGATTGATTCCAAAAAGTAGTAACTGATTGTTTGTTAATAGGATACTCTACAACGTGTCCTTTTATTAATTTAGTACCTCCTCCTTTTTTAGGAGCAGTTTCTACTTGTCTCACTTCAGTAATATGATCTTCCGTAAACAAATCTCCCCTTTTAACCCTTTCTAAAATTTCATTATTAGTTAACTTACGATTTATAAATTCTCCAGTATCAACATCCACTGTAAGATTTAAAGCATCTGTCAGTTTTTTATTTTTTAAAATTGCATCTGGATTTTCATTGGCTAGTTTTATCCATTGTTGGTTTTCCTTCCAAATTTGATCAGCCATCTGTTCTCCAATGGTTGTATCTCCCATTCGTTTTAAGGCTAAATTTATGTTTTTTCGTCTTTTTTTCCAATAACCTTCTCCACCTGGAGGAATAGGTTCATTCGGTCTTGGTACATAGTCAGCAAATTCAGTTAAAATTCTTCTCACTTGTTGAGTGGCACTTGTTTTCTTTTTCTTATACGTCTCGGGGAAAAATTCTCGAGCCAACTTCATAATATTAGGATTATCTCCTTGAGCTTCAAAAGCTTTAACTAGATTTTTTTGAATCGTCGTTCCTTCATAAGTATGTAAACGAAATCTTTCTTCAGGGATTTTATTTCCTGTTTCTTCAGCCCACATTTTTAAAACCTTGTCTGGATTTCCTTTATATTTAAATCTTTTAGTAATGGTCTGTTTATCTGGAAAATTTTCTGCATCAGCCATCATTGTCGTAATGTCTTCTACAACTTCTTTTTTAAGTTTTTTATTATTAGAACCTACTTCATATATCCAATGAGATTTACCTTGATACCCTGGTCTCGATCCATCAACCGATGGTGTAACTAACTGACCATCATCATAACCGACCCGTGGTCCCTGAGCCATGGTTCGTGGTTCTTGGAGCATGTCATCAAATCTGCTTTTTTCAACGAACTCTTTCCATTTGCCGTTTGATTCTTCCTGCTTGGAGTTTCTAAAGAACTCCATTGCATCTTTCCATTCAGCTATTTTCATTATTCTCCTAACAGGTGAGCAAGTCCGCCTGATGCTTGTTTCTTCCTCTTCCAAGAATCTTTTATAGTTTGTATAATTGTTTCTGGACCCATTCCTTTTCCTTGCATGATTAATCCTTCATCAATGGTTGCCATAACTTCTGCTATTCTCTGTGGATCATCATCAACTAACATTTGATTTAAAAGCTTGTCGTCAATTTTACCTTTGTATTTTTTAAGAATTGTTTTTCTTAATGCAGCAAGTCCTTTAACTATAGCGCCCCCGGCTAACGGAACACGGCCGCCGTCTTTTACTTCCTGTTTTAATCTTAAATTTCTTTCAAATTCTTCTAACTCTTCTGGAGTGTATTTTGTAAAAACTTCAGGGTTTTGCATTGCTTCTAAGAAATTATTTTCAGGAGGCATCATGTCTGTTTCGGAAAATATTTTACGTTCAATAATACCTCGTTTAATTAATTCTTGTTTTGCTCTTTTCATTTCTTCTATAACTTTAGGGTCGTTAGGGTCATATTCATAGCGGCTTGGACGATCTTCATCAGGTTCCTGGAACATAAAATAGCCAGGATCAGGTACCTTTTTACCCCCGCCTAACGGAACACGGCCGCCGGTTGCATTGAGCTTACGACCTTCTTTCATAGCTCTATTTTTTAGAATATTTTCCATGTTTAAAATAGCTGCATCAATCTCTTCTATACTTTTATAATTTTTCACATGAG